GCAGCGCTCACAAACACCAGCGCCGCCAGCGTCCAGGCCGCGGCGGCCAATGTCAATTTGCAGGCCGCCACCATGAAAGCCAGCGGCGGCGGCGGCTCTTGGCTTGCCGGCTTGGTGAAAAGTGTGGCGGGTGCGGCCCTGGCCCCCGGCGGGGGCGGCGGCGGCTTTCCTTCCATGGAAGAGAGTTTTTTGGGCAGCTTTGACCTGTCGGGCCTGATCAATGGGCGCACGGCCCGCAACGGCGGCATCCTCAGCCCCTATGGCATGCACACCCTGCGCAGCTACCGGGTGGGCGGCATCTCTAACGGCCCCAACAGCGGCTATCTGGCGGAGCTGCATGGCCAGGAGGCGGTAATCCCAATGCCCAATGGCAAAGCCATTGATGTGGCCCTCAAGGGGCCCCTGGGCATGAAGAGCTGGGGGGCCAGCGGCCCAGACGGCTCAGAGCTGCTGGCAGCTCCAGCCATGCAGCCAATTGAGTACCGGCGGGTGGGCAGCGGCGATTTGCCCTTCGTGACTGAGGCAGAAATGATGGCCCGCATCGAGGAAGCCGCTGCCCAGGTACATAGCTCGGCGGTGCGCCAGGCCAGTGCCAATTGGCGCCGTGATTTACGCAACCAAACTCGCATCCCAGGAATTAGGTAATGAAACTACAGCCGCTCGGCTCTTTTTTTAAGTTGCTCTATCCAAACGGCCAGCAGACCGGTTATCGGTTTCAAAATTTTGCAGCTGGCCGCGAGCTTAAAAAAAACAAAGAAATTTACACACATGCCGGCATTGGCTACTCTGGCGGGATGACGGATTCAACCGCGTCAGCAGTAAGCGGCACGTTGGTGATGGCAATAAATGACCTTACTCTCAACATTTTCGGCACGGCGGTCAAGGACCGCTGGCTTGTCGAAATTACGACCACCTGGCTGGCGTTGGGCTCGCTGACACCTCAGGACGATTTTACAAAAGATACATTTGAGCTGCTGTCAATTGGCCATGAAGGTCTCAGGGTTTCCGTAAGCCTTGGCAGTCCCATTGGTGCTGCTGGCAGTGAATTGCCTCGGCTACGATTGACTCAGCGCATGGTGGGCAACTTGCCGCCCACCGGCAACGTGCCTCTTTAACGGCAATGCTCTCTCCCCGTCTATCCGATGATGATTCCGGCCAGTTGCTGCCGGAGGAGCGTGAGCTGCTGGAGTTGACCGGGCTCACGGAAGAACAATATTTCTGGTTTTTAAACCAACAGCGGGAAGCTGTTGTCCAATTAGCAGAAAGCGATGAACCTACAGCTTTTTTAGTGGTGCCATTTTTAATTTCCCTGGTGGTGGGGGCGGCACTTAACTACGCGCTAAGTGTCCTGCTGGCACCCCAGCAGGCATCATCCAAGCCCTTCCGGGTGGAAAGCACCACGGTTGAGGGGCAGTCAATTGTTAATAACGCCAAGTTTGCGCCTAGCAGTGGATTTGATTCACCGCAAAACGTTGTGGAGATCGGCAGCCTTGTGCCAGTCGTTTTTGCAAAACGCGAAACAATAGATGGCGTCACCTATGGTGGAGTTCGCGTAAACACAAATCTGCTTTGGAGTCAACTTTACTCGTTGGGTGACAGCCAGCTTTACAAGGGCTTGTTCATGGTGGGTGTGGCCGGCATTGGAGCTATTGACCCAACGCAGGTAGCCATTGGTGACAACGTGCTTACCTCCTACGACCTGGCTCCAGCCGGCAATACTACTTCCAGGGCCTCAATCTATTACCAAAATGCCGGCCGCCGCTTGCGGGCCAGTGATTTTATTGCTGGCCGCATTCCGGCTAGTGATATTGCCAACTCAGAAAATGCAGGCGCCGCCGACCTGTTTCAAATTCGCGGGCCCAATGGCCTTTGGAGCAATTCTTTTTGCTACGCAAGCGCACCTAGCAATCAAACCGTATTTGGCCTATACGCGCCTATTGGCAATGAGCTGGGAATCAAGGTCAACCCCCGAGTTGAGCCTATGTATCGGGGCCAAACGCAAGCTGCAGGGCAAAAATTTGATCGCACTTATTTTGTATGCAAAATAGACCCCCAAGCTTACCTCAGACGAATCAAGCAGAATCAAGTCTATAGCAGCCGTAGCGGCTTTGTTGGGGTCTACGACAATCAGGGGGGCCTGGCTTCCACGGTTTCGGGTGAAGTGCGCACGGTGCTAAAAGACCAGTCAATACTGTTTTACATGTCCGCTCAGGCTGATAACACTTCGGCGTGGTCCTACGACAGCGGTGATCAGACAAGCACCGCTGACGCTGTTGACATAGCCCAGAGTATTGCGGGCCGTCAGCGCAGTTGGGACGAATCCTTAACTTTGGGCAGTCTATACAAATGCGGTAGCGTTGTGCTAGTGCTGGTGGGCCGCAGTCCGGCAACGGCTCCATTTAGTAGCCGCATGGACCAATCGCCTCCAGGCGGCGGCACTGACGTTTACTACACGTTCAAGGCCATAAAAGCCGGCGTGATGATGTTTAGCGAAACGGCTAAGATCAATCGCAGCGCCTTGAGCAGTGCGGCGCCTTACCGCAATGGCACAAACGGCAGCCACCTGTATCGCTTGGCGGTGGCAACGTTTGCGATGGCAAGGCCAGGGCAGGTAATCGAAATTGGCTACAAGGTGAGTGCATCATTGCGCTATGGGGGCTTGTGCAATTTTGCCGCGTCGGAAACGACGACTTTTGCAGACAACAACGGATGCCTCTATTACAACAACATCGAATTAACAAGGTCCGGGCGGACAATCCAGACATCGCAATACACTTCTGGCACTATTCAGGCGCCTGGTGTTCGTTACGTGGTTTCGCGGTTATCGTTCAGGGTGATGGGCGCTGCTGAATGGGTTGAATTTCCCCACTTATTGGTATTCAAAGGAGCCGGCGGCAGCGAAAACCGCGATTACATCCGTTTACAGCTACCAAGCTCAGAGCTCTATGAGTTCAGCCAAATGCCGGTAGACGGATGGGAGGTGCGCAACGGTTACGCTCAGGGGCAGCTGTGCCTAATTGACGCAAGCCAAGCCAGCCTGCAGGTGGCCTACGGTGCCGGGGCCACGATTGAATTTAACGGTAGCTTCCTTGGCCGCAATCAAGCTACATTTTGCTTGCCTCCCACCCAAACCAACAAAGATCTAGGCATTGCCAACTACGAGCTAGGGGACAATGGTATCTTCTCGTATGTTGACGCCTGGGGCTGTATTGCCAACATCTTTGGGCACGAAGAAATAAGTATTTCCAACAGTTCTCCAGAGTGCCAAATTGCCTATGTCAACACTATCGAGCCAAACCTCGTAGCGCCTAGCTACGCTGGTCTCACTACCATGGGGCTAACGCTTCGCAGCTCTACCGAGTTTCAATCTGCACAGCAAGTAAGTGTTTACATAAATCAGGGATTTGCCAACACTCATTTAATTGGCTCAGTGCTGAGGATCCTAGCCACCAATTCCGAGTTCGGCCTCGGAGAGCGAATAAGCCCTACCGCTATTACTGCGTCTTTTGACGAAGCGGACGAATGGACCTACGCTAACCGTTATTTTTTTGATGGGGCAATATCGGAGCCGGCTAATTTCAGAGTAAAAGGGGCCGAGCTGGCTAATTACTTTCTGCTCGAATTACTGGCCAAGGGCTCTCAGTTCTATCTGCAGCCAATCGCCGATCCGGCGGTGCGCTACGAGCCAATGGCTATGTATACCAGTGGCAATGTCTTTAAAATTAATTTTGCTGTTTTTGAGCCGGAGCAGCGCACACCACCCATCGTGCACGTTCAGTGGCGCCAAGAACGTCAAAGCTCTACGCCTGGCAACTTGGGCTTATTTCCGGTGATCCGGCAAATCGCTGTTCGAGAGGCAAGCACGCCAGAAACTGCGCCAATAATAACAATTGACGCGACTGCAAAATTTATGACATCAGAAAGGCATGCAATAGATTTGGCCAAAATGGAATGCCGCAAACGCCGCATTATTACCTGCGGCGCTCAGCTAACCACTCGGCCGGATGCTGCCTATTTTGAGCCGGGGCGTATTGTAAAACTGGCTGTGCAGTTGTTGCAGGCAACGCCACGCAGTGGCCTGATTGCCAGTGATGGCACGATAATCCTAATTCCAGCGGCGTCGACTGGGAGCCACCTGGCTGATGGCAGCTATCCGATGCTGTTGTGGGATGGAATTGCCAGTACAATCAGCGCTCAAACAATAGCCGTTACAAACGGCAAAGCAGCCAATAATTTTGGCTGCGTCTTTACGATTGCCGACGCGACTCCAAGCACTCCAACTTTTAAGATACAGAAAGTTACCTTTGACGATGATGGTAATGTAGAGGCCGACTTAACCGAATATCCTCTTGATCAAAACGGATATTCCCTGCTAACAGCCGGCTGGGATGTGGCCAGCAACTGGGTGATCGATGGCCAGTTGTCCACCAACTCCACGATTGTGCTGGAGCAGGCTTTTTCTGGCGTGACCATCCTGGGCAACAGCTCCAGCCCCCTCAACGGCAGCAGCAACTTCACCGCTCAGGTATCTGGCCCGAGCGGTAGTTACACCTACGCCTGGTCGGGCTCGGGGATAACCATCGCCAACCCCAACCAGGCCGCCACCAGCATCTCATTCCCAAATGACGGGATTCGCACCATCAGCCTGACGGTGACGTTTGGTGGCGTCTCGCGGGTGGCAACTAAACCCGTTCAGGTGGGGTCATTGACCGGCTTTGAGTCCGTGGGGGCGGTGACCGTAACCGGGCCAGCTGTGGCCAATGCCGGCGGAGCTAGCGTCTCCTATTCAGCCACCACCACCAACGCCCTGGCCGGCACCAGCTGGGAGTGGACTGTGTTACCACCTGACGGTGCCACCCTGACCGCTAACGGGGCCACAGCCACGGTGGTGTTCGCTGCCGGAGGCGGTGGCTCGTACACAATCCAGGCCCGCGTCAACAACATGGCAGCGCTGGACAACCTGACCCTGGGGGCCAAATCGGTGCTGGTGGCGCCCAGCAATGCGATCGGCACCGCCAGCATTACCGGCCCTACCGCTCCAGCCGAAAATGTAGCGGCGACTTATTCCGTTAGTCAAACCGGCACAATCGCTGGAACAGTTTGGGCCTGGTCAGTTTCACCGGCGGGCACCACAATCTCGGGGGTTACAGGTAGCGGCACTACCGCTAGCATTGCATTTCCCAATGCAGATATTAGCTACACAGTGACGGCCACGGCCACCAATGGCAATGCCACAGACAGCCCTCAGTTTGCCACGCTGGCGGTCAAGCCAACGCCTTCTATTGGGGCGCTCAACATATACGGCTCGGCGGTCGTGAGGTCGGGTCAGGGTGGCGTGCAACTGACTGCAGTGCAAACTGGTCGTGTACCGGGCACTACCTGGTCGTGGAGCGTATCGCCATCTGCTGGGGTGACAATTCAGCCCGCATGGGGCGACGGTGGTTTAAGCGGCTTTGAACCAGGCTTTGGGTCAAGCTGTTCAATAAACTTCCCGTCAACCGTTGGTGTAAATTACGAAATTACCGTAGTAGCAACTAACGCAAACGCCACGGACGCAACTAGGGTAGCAACAAAGATTGTCGCAGTAGCGGCATACAACGCTAGCCCTTTCACAGGTGGCCCAGATGTAGCTTGGCCTGGTACACTAAACGCGCAAAACTCATTTGTACTGGCGGTGGCCCCAGGCGTCCCGGCGCCATTTTCTGCATCTGCCATTGGCAACGCTGAATTTGGAACGCCTAATTACCCCTACAACACTGCAGACGTGTCCTGGTCCGTTACCCCGTCAGCCGGGGTTGTTATCACCAACGGCGGGACAGGGCAATATGTAAATATAACACTGCCAGACCCCAGCATAGATTACGTAATTAGTTGTTTTGCTAACAAAACCGTAAACGGAGTTGCAGCGCTTAATAACGGATCAGTGATTTCAACCAGAATCCGACCGTCATACGTGTTGTCAATACCAACAGTAAGCGGTCCCACGGCGCCGCAGGTCAATGTCCCCAGTACGTACACGGCCTCGCAGTTTGGCATGCAGGCCGGCACCTCCTATACCTGGAGCGTGACGCCATCTGGAGCAACGATTACCGGAAGCGGCACCAGTGTATCAATATCGTTCCCCTCTGCAGGCACTCAATATCAGATACAATTGATTGCGGCCAACGCTGATGCCACAAATAGCCCCAAAGGAAACTCTTTGTATGTAACACCCACAACCTAAGATTATGTCAGCAATCTCTTTCCCACTTTTGACGGTCCCCATGACCCGAGAGCTTGTGGTCGGATCACACCCGGTGAAAGTCTTCAAAGCACTCAACGGTGCAGAATACCCTGTGCTCCAGGGCGATCGAATGACTGACGCCCGGATCGATGCCGGCTGGCCGTCCCTGGCGGATGAGGAAGCATGGATGGCGAATTATGCATGGGAGCAGAGTTACTCAGGCGTGTTGAACGTGCAGTTGCCCCCAGGCCTGTTGCAAGGCATTGAGCTGGATGGCCAGGTGTTCCCTGGCTATTTGCATTGGACTATTGCCGAGATGCCAAAAATCAAAAGCACCTACCCAGGCCGCAGCAGCCTGGCTTTGACAATGCGAGGTCGGTTGCTCGGGGTAACGGTGGATGATGCCACCAGCGATCTAATGGCCATTGGGCTGGTGGCCGGACTGGCCCAGACCCTTGGCCGTCGCTAAGGCTGGCGATCGCGTTGGAGACCGCTGCGTAATGCCTAGCATGGCGCAGCGGTGGCGCAGGCAATGGCAATTATCCAAGGCTTTGATGGTGGCCTGAAATTAAACAACGTCACTGTGGCAACAGCCATTGATTGGATCGTCAACATTGCTAGAGATAAAATAGAAACAACACCTGCAAACGCCTACGACAAAGAGTATTCTCAGCAGCATCGCAGCGCCACAGGGGCCGCAACAATTCTTTATAACCCAAGCAACGCTATTACTGCGCAGCTATTTAGCCGCATACTAGACAACAACCCCTTGCCTGACAGGTTTAATTTTGTGCTACACAGTGCCACCGGACACTCATACGTGGCCGATTGCTTTATTGATTCAATTGCCGTTCCTAGGGCCGCAAAAGATTTGATGGCCGTTTCAATTGGTTTTACCGTTCAGGGCCGCATGGCATTGGTGAATTGATTGCAGTTCTATTAGCCTGGTTTGATTGGTAGCTGCCATGCTGGGTAACCGTTCCCATAGCCCCCCCGTCGGCGCAACCGCCCCGTGGCCAAAAACGTTGCTGCTGGCGATCGTGGCGCCAGCAGTCCTTGCCATGGGCGGCTGGGTGATACAGGTGCAGGTTGACTATGCTCGCGTTGACGCCAAAACCACCCAGATGCAAGCCGCGATTGGGGAAATCAAGCAGGAAATCAAGGACAGGGCAATGAGCGCTGATGTTCAATCCCAGGCACTGGAGACCCGGGTGCGGCAGCTGGAGCAGCGGCCATGATCCAACAGATCCTTGGCGGCATCACAGTTGGCCAGCTGGCCGCGGCGGTATTTGGCTTGACACTGATTGCCCGCTGTGAGTTAGGCCCTCAGCCGCCTGGGGGCTGGATTGTTTGCTGGCTAGCGGGTGGGTTGGTAGCTAAGGTGCCGGGCCTGGCGCAAGCTGCGCAGCAGATTGGCTACCTAAAAGGCTACAATACCTACAATCCAAGCCTAAAGGAACCGCAGACAACCGACCGCCCCGTGAGCTAGGCCGTGAGCAGCATTACCGCGTTCCGATACGATTTTCGGCCAATCAAGAAGGGGTTTGATTTTGGCTGGGAGTTTTACTGGTATGACAGCGAAGGATCATCGCTAAACCTTGCCGGGTCCATTATCAGCTGCGTAGTGTGGGACCGAAAAAAAACAAACGTTTTAGCTACGCTGGCAACGCAATACATTAGCCAGATGCCGGGCCACACCAGCCACGGACTAACAAATGAGCAAACCTCCATACTGGATGGAGCATTGCCCTACGAGTTGCGGTTGCAGGAGCCTGACGGCGCATTGCATTGCTACATGGATGGCCTAATGCCGTTTGTCGATTTTTCACCTCCATGATTGGCCCTGTTGTCCCCACTGCTGTACAGGTGATCGAGGCATCAACGACGCCACTGGTGCTGAATTTGATTGTTCCAGGTAAGCAGGGGCCGCCAGGCATGGGGAATATAGCCCTCACCGTAGGCCTCATCGTTGCCCTGGGCCGCCGCTAATTTCTAACATGATTATCACTTCAACTGGCTACACGTTCAACCCAGCCAACAAAACGGTTACATTCAACACAAGCACGGGGCAGCCTCTGCCGCCTTCGCTGGAGTCTATTCTTACGATTGCAAATTGCAGCAGTTCAAACAGCAAAGGCGAGCGGCTGTTGTATCAGCCGCAGGCCGGGGATGATCTCAGCGGCAGCTGGAATAGTGCCACATCTACGCTTACCCTGGCGGTCAATTGCGCAGGGATGCAAAGCAGCGATCGGCTGCAAATCCTGTTTGAAGACCAAGCAGCCTTGAAGGTTAATGTAGTTGCTGCAAGCGCTGGGATTGGCGGTTCTGCCACGTCTACCAGCGAGTTGCAAGCGGCGGGCAACCAATTACTGACGTCAATTGATAGCCGAGTAGGCACCACCGGCAGCGGAGCTCCTGCTTTGCCGACTGACGCCAGCGGTTTGACAGGGCTGGTGCAGGTGTTTTATCAGGCGCTGTTGGATAGGCTGCCGGCGACACTGAGCGGCGGCCGGCTGCAGGTGGCGCCGTCTTTGGCGGCTGATGCCGCCACGGCCACCAATCAGAATATTATTAACAATTGCCTGGGCACCACTAATAGTTTGCTTTCTGAGGTAAGTAGTGATCTCTCAGACTTAAATAACTTTGTTAGTAACCCGGTAGAATGTGGCTCTAGTGAGGGACTTTTAATGCCTGAAGGGTCTAGTCCGGACCCACTTAACCCTTATGGAGCTGCGCTACAAACTACCCTGCGGGATCCAATCCAGCTTGATCAATCTGTACCAGCTGTGATTGGCGGTATAGATCCCACTGGAGCAGCACAACGCGCCCGAGTAGGACGTGACGGTGGTTTACAGCTCACGGACGGACCTACGTTCACCGGTACTACTGCTGTTGCAAACAGCAGCCCAACGGGTTGGATTGATACGACAGGGTATCAATCTATAGTTGTGACATTTAATGCTAGTTTTTCAGGTGGTTCAGGTGTTCTAAGGTTTCACACTACTAATGATATTAGCGCTTCAACTAACACTTTAACTAACGCTAGCGGTTGGCCTACTACGGGAGCTCCAACGCCTGCTGCCAGCTTGTCTGGTGCATCTGCAGGTACGACTTGGGTATTTCCTGTAACAGCTAAATGGTTCAGGCTTGCAATCGGAACGCTCACGTCAGGATCTGTATCTGTAACTGTAACCTTGCGTGCCGCTCCTGCTGTATTTATACCTCTTGCGTTAGCCGTTGGTGGTGTTGATTTTAGTGCAACAAACCGCACGCTAATAACCGACACTGTTGGCTATCAAGCCATGGTTGGGGCACTACCTGTAGGTTTTCAGGTAGGGACGTTCAACGTCAACTACGGCAGGTTCACCCAAGCCTTAACCTCACAAACCGCAGCCCAGTCCAACCCTGCGCCATTGATGATAGGAGGCATCGACAGCGCAAACGTGGCACGGGCTGCGCTGACTGATAGCCAAGGTGCTATGATGGTAACGCCATCATCTTCTACGCAAGCAGCTCAATCACAAGATGAGCTGTTGTATCAGATCCTTGCTACACTAAGAACGCAATGTCACTATCTGTACGAAATAATGACAGATAGTACAGGAAGGTCTGCTAGTGATGAACCCGATACACTAATTGGGGAATACATGAACCAGGCCAACCAGTTTAAAAATTTCACCAATTAATTTAGGAGTTTTTCAATGATTATTCAAGGTCAAGCTGGTGCTTTGCCATCATCTCGTCAGTCCGCAGGAACACCGAACGCTCCGGCTGGAACGTTTGGTGAAATCCTCGACTCCAGACTCAATCCCAACTACTACCAGCTAGTCAAAAGCGGGCGTGTGTTTCAGGTTGGCGCTGCAGCCGCCAACCCCACCGCTTTTTCAGGGGGGGCTGCAGGTACTCCGCTGATTGGATTGTATAATCCAGTCAGTAGTGGTGTTGATTTAGTTATGCTTCAAGCTCGTTTGGGTATCAGGACTACTGGTACTGCGGCAGCTAACCTGGACTTCGCCTTTTTTGGTGTAAACCAAGGTGGTGTTGTTGTTACCGGTACACAAACTGCTTCCCGTAACCTTTACTCACTAGCTGCAACGGGCGGTGCAGGTTATGCAATGGTCAACGTTGCAAACACTGCGGCGTTGGCTTCTGCTCTTCTTGCCCCTGTATTCACACTAGGTGCCGTAGGTGCTACAGCTGCGCCTATTGGCGGTGTGTTTGTAGATGACATTCAAGGTTCTGTTATCGTGCCTCCGGGTGCTTACCTTGCGTTAGGTGCTACGGCTGCTTTGACTGGTGGCTCCCTTGATGTTTCACTGATGTGGGCTGAAATACCTGCATGATTTAGGTACTTAACACTTCAGTCGGGAAGCCTTAGGGTTGCTAACCTAGGGCTTTTTGCTTAAAGCACAGTCAAGCCTCGTCAAAGGTACAGTATCATGAGCGCAATTCAACAACTAACTTCTGCTAGCCAGAACAAACAAGCTGCCCTCACAGTTTTGTCAATGGTTGGTAGTCAGCACGCAGCGTTGCTGAAGGCATGGCAGGATGCTATGGATGTGATTTGGGATTCGCCTGATCCAGCAGGTATTATTGCTGAATTGGGTAATCGTGCGGCAGCGTTGTTTGAGATTTCGGCTCAAACTTGTGTATTTTTAGAGTCAATCGAACCAGGTTGCAATTTGGACCGGCGTTTAAAAATATGGCCTCATACTATTCACTCAGACGGCTCAATTACTGTGGTACCTCCTCCACGCTGATTGGTTTATCAAAGTGCTACTATAAACCAAGGGTTAGCCTTATTTTATGCTTAGCGTTACCGTTCCCAATGCTAGCACCCATGCTATTCAGGGAATTGTGATCACCGCTGGGACTGGCGGCACTACAAGCCTGAATTATGTACTTCTGAAAGGTTTTTAACATGAACACGATCCAACGCCTGGCCATCAATGCCCACGCAAGAAACATGGCACTAGAAGTGCAGAACATAGCACTTACTTCGCTGGGTTCCATGTTAAGTGCATGGCAAACGGGAATGGATAAGATTTGACGTAGCGGCGACCCTGCAGCAACGGTTGCGGAGTTAGGAAATACAGCGGCGGAAATGTTTGCGCTGTCAAATGACTTATGTATTTTGCTGGAAAATACAGTCCAGGTTGTACTTCTGAACGAATGCAGCTGATGGCCCCTTGGCAGGTCGAGTTACATTTTGATGGCACGGCCACTATTGTTCAATTGCCTGAACCGGAGCCTGATCCAGGCAACGGTGAGCCAGCGGGCTGACAATCAAGCAGCAAAAAAGTCTGCAGTAGCTTTTGCTGGCATCAATAATCCCAGACAGCCGCAGGCTGGCGGCCAGCACCAGGCACAAAACCGCCGCCGCCTCGGGTGTCAAGGTGAATGAATCCCTTGTTACGGCCATCGCCAAGGCCGCCAGTCCACCGCCCATAGATCCAGCTGTAAAATTCGTCCAGCGATCGATCAATGGGGTAAACGTCCATTGCGCAGCCGGCCCGCACCAGGGCCTCGGCGGCGGCGGCGCAGTCGGCCACCTGGCGGTTGATCGGCTCAGGGCGGTAGAAGCTGGTAACCCCCAACGGGCCGCCCCAGGCCCTGCGCACCGCATCAAACTGGCGGGCCGTATTCAGCAGCCGGCCAATGTCCCCACTGTTGGCCGGGGGGCGACGGCGCAGATCAAACTGCAGCACCTCCCCCACCGTCAGGTAGAAACCCACCAGGGCGCTGAAATCGCTCCAATCAATTGGCCAGCCAAGAACCCCAAGCCCCTGCGGCGCTGAAAACGCTCCAGGTGATGCCGTTGGCAGCTTCTGAAACCCCTGCCAATGGGGCTGCCAGATGATCCAGGTGCCAGCACCGGCAGCCAGCTCCACCTCCACATGGGCGGTGTGAGGCAGCTCAGTGACGGCCACCACGCCAAAACGCTGCCCGCTGGCCACGGCCAACTTCTGCCCGGTTGGCAGCTCATCGGCGGGGGCCGCAAGTTTCTTGAGCCAGGTATCAGCCGTGGCTGTGATGGTCAAGAACGGCTTAGCCGCCCCTGAAGCCAGGGCCGGGGCCAGTCCCTGGCTCTCGCCCTGATTCACAGCCGGCTCATTGGTACTGTGTCCGGCCTGGGTCTGGTCTTCCGCCGCGCTGGGGCGCGGTGCCTGGGGGGCATTGGCCGGGGGGCGTTTGCTCATGAATGCGGGCTGCAGCGATCAGCCAGTCTGGAGACAACGCCCCGCGAAAGTCCCGCACTTAGGACACTGGCGGTGGCTGCATGGGGCCTGGACGGTCGCGGCTTCAATCCTCAAACTCGAACGCCGTGGTGACCATCTCGCCATCAGGTCGGCTGGTGAACTCCTCTGCATAAAAAATTGCCCCCGTTTGGTCCCTGTAAACAATTGAGGTGATTTGATTTAGCTTGGTTGGGTCCTTATAAAAGAAATAGCGCTTATGCCACCTGCGCTGCCTGCCGCCAGGCGTTACCACCTTCGCGCTGGCTATTCGGTCATGGATAGGAGGCCCAGCGTAATCCCCGGCGTTGAATATCGGGTGCGTCAAGACCAGGTTTGGCCCTTGGCCGCGCCATTTGGCTTGCAGCTGCCCCAATTGGGTAAGCACTTCTGTATTTGCCGGTGGCGGGGTCTGGTCAATCGGCCGCTGATCGCAAAGACGCAGGGACCCCACCGGCAGTTGCAGCGTCACCAGGGCCTCTCCATCGGTTCCCTGAACCAGCTCTGGCCTGGCCAGCTCCAGGTAGCAGCAGCGTTGCAGCTGCCCCAGCGAGACGGGGTGGACGGGCATTCCCTCATCAGTCAACATAACGCCAAAGATCACCTTGGCATTGGCTGGTAAAACGATCTGGATGGTTGTAGTATTAAACGAATCCCAGACCTGAAACTCTTGGCCATATCTGCGGATATGAATACCTGAGTAAAGGGCCTCAGAAAATAAATGCGGGGGCAGCTCTACATCTCCTCTGTCAAATGGCGGTTCGTCAAGCCGGTCAGCATTTTTGGATGCCGCAAGGCGACCTCTCACGGTCAGCTGCAGGGGCCTAGCCACAAATTCATCAATCCAGGAGCGATTCATTGGGAGCGATCCAAAATCAGTTGGCGAAGCTTGGGAAGCCAGATGCGCTCACCGTTGCCGTGCAGCAGCATTCCAGCGGTAATAGCAAGACAAGCCCAACCCGATAGCTGAGCTGTGAAATTTTTGATGGCATCACGCTCAATGCCAGGGCCGGTGCTATGGCCACCAACCACAAAAGTGGCGCCCTGGATTTCAACGCAGACCCGGGCCGCCGGCCATGCAAAATCCCCCCGGAAGGGTACGGCCCTGGTGACCAGCCCCAGGGCCTTCTTTTCGCGAGCCCAGTCCTGCCAGCCAGGCACCACGTAATTCCGCTCGAAGGGCAAATCGGCGCAATCACGCAGCCATTTGCCGACAAAGGCGTTTTCCAGCGGGCTGCTCTGCGTTGGCCGATTGGCCGCAACCGGTTTGCGGCGATAAATGCGGGTGCTCATTAATGAGTCCGGCTTTCTTCCGGTAGCTCCAGGCTGAGCAGCAGCTGGTGAGTGGCGGCCAGCTGCTGCTCCAGCGCTTGCACTCGCTCCAGGGCTTCCCGCAACGGTGCACCATGTACCTGGCTGGCCAAGGCCCATATCTGGCATGCGATCCACAGGTTCTCCATGTCCAGGGTGTGGCGTGGCAGCAAAAACAAGTCCTCTGCGGCTTCCACCACCTCTACGGCCTGGTCAAGGTTGAACGCCTGACCATTGATCTCTACCCATTCCCCGTAGGCCCCATTGGGCCATTCCGCAGGGCGCTGCAGCCTCACCAAGGTGCCATCGGCCCGCAGGCCCATTGATCCGCAACGGGCAATCAACAGCAGCGGCGCATGGCCGGCTTCCGCATCGGCGGCATCGGGCAGGAGGCAGCCGGCGGCATCGTGGAAAAAGGCCGCGGCCCTGTTGTCAAGTTGCACTTCCATGGGATGGATTCAGGTAACGGAGTTGAACATTGAGGCCAAAATCCCTGACCAGAGTTGAATGCAGCTCTTGCCAGTCATGATCGCCAGGGGCAAAAAAGAGCTGCCAGCAATGGCCATCCAACGACCAGGACAGCCGCAGGGCGGCATTGCCTGCGAGGTATGGGGTGGTCATGGCCATCTGGATTAGGAATGAACCGCCAAACCAAGGCTGGCCTAGCAAATGGTTGGGTCTTACGACCGGTGCGCAGGTGTTGCCTTGCAGCCGCCCCTCAAGCCCCACGCAGGGTTGGCGTCAACGGCTGTCCTCGCTGGGACCGCCCAAGCATGAGTCAGAGGCTTGGCTCACCCAGAGGCCCTGCCGTAGATTCCCTCGCTGGGTTTGACGGCGGCCACCACCTAAGCCGGGCAGTGGAGAGCATGGGGACGGAGGTTCACCTGGAGTTTTGCCGGTCTGCCCAGGTGTCAGGCGTAGGCCCTGGCTGCTGCGGGCGGGACTGCTGAATCGCGGGCGGCAGGTTGCGGCGCACTGGCCGGTGCCGTGCCGCCAGGGGCTCCAGCAGGGCGAGCGCCAGCACCTATCCGGCGGATATTTTTGGCCGGCAACGGCGGCGGCTTGGGCAGATCACCCCCACCTGGTGGACGGCCACCGTTTTGGCGACCACCACCACCACCTGTGGGGTTGCCATCGTCATCGGCATCCGCAGGAAGAATCCCCATAACCGACAAAATGCCCATTCGCTTGGCGGCAGTGCAAGCCGCAGACCACTTCTGCATGGGGCTCCACAGCTTGTTTTCCTTTTGCAGTAGCGGTACATCGCACCAAATAAACCCACCGGCACTATGCACTAAATAAGTGCGGATCACAGAGTAATCAGCCATTACCACCTCTCGGTGGAAATGGCTGATTCCTTGGGAACCAGCGGTGCGGGCCAACGCGCTCACATCGCCAGGGGTGGCAAAATCGTAGCTGGTTTTTTTGCCGTCAAGAGTTTCAATTTTTGCCGTACCAGCTTTGCCTAGACCCGGGGCCGCGGCCTGCCATTCAGCCAGCGCGGTGAACAGCTGAGCAAGCTGCTCGGGCGAAGGGCGATAGCCCATCACCTCATCCGGTGCATCGTGAGGCCTGGCCGCGGCTGGCGGCAACTCTTGATCACTGCAATCCGTAGAGTGATTCAAGGCAGCAATCTGTTCTGCCAAGAGGCCTGTAACGCTGTCGAGGCTGCCAAAGCCTGCCTCTATCTTTTTGAGCTGCGCCTTGACCGTTTCGGCCCAGACTCTCATCCCGTTAAGCCGGGCATCGGTGGCGGCCTGCTGTTCGGTCAACTCCAAGACCGATGTGACCAAAGCCTGAGCCCTGGTTTTCGGAGCTGCTGGCTCTTCGGCCGCTTGGCAAAGCGGCGGCGGATCGGACGCCAATACACGCACTGGTTCATTCATGAGCCGGTATGGTGGGGGGGGCGAGCTCCTATCTTCTCACGGATTCAGAATGGTGGCTGTTTTTCCGGTGCCGGGCGACGTGAATTTGCAGTTGATCGGCGACACGCTGGAGTGCTCCACGCACTCGGCTGAAACCGCAGACGCCATCTGGCGACAGCGCAACAACTGGCTGCAGCTCTGGCCCGCCGCCCAACAGCTGCTGCTCCGCTGGCGCTGCCCCAACAGCTCAGCCGAAATGGAGATCACCCACGAACGGGAACACGAACAGCGCCGGCTGGCGCCAAGCCAGCGCTAACCATGATTCCCGATCCCCTCGCTTGGTTTGCCTTCGGCGCCACCTTTGGCATAGTGCTATGCGGCTGGCCATGGCGCCAGCAATTCAGCCGCCATGAGCGATGCATAGGCAATTATAGGCTGCGTCAATGGTCGCCTATTCCGGCAAGCCAGGAGTTTTACGACGGCCCCACTCATGAAGGGCCAATCGTCAAAGGCGCTCCTCTGTGCTGCCCAAGCCGAAAAATCATTGCCGAATGTGGGGGCCCATGCCGCGAAGGTTTTAGACATTGCGACTGCAACCTGATACGGCAACTGAATCCTCGCCTCCGCCTGCCACCAAGCCGCAGCATTTCCTAGTAGGATG